ACTCGGGATACCGAAAAACTGTTGTGACGGGCAGAGAAAGTTAGTGCCGCTGACGGCCTGCAAAGACAGGCGCCACACACAATCTGCTTTAGACGGTAGACCAGGAGTAAGATCGCGACTCTCTGGCCGCACCGAGACAAAGCCTACTTTATTGGCTAGGCAGATGTTGTGTGGTGAGGCTAGAAAGCTGCCACGTAATGCGACTCCGCTTGCAGAGAGGCCCATGAGAGTTGGGCCAAGATTTCCGATGCGGATTAGCTCAGTTGGTAGAGCAGCGGACTGTTAATCCGTTGGTCCCTGGTTCGAGTCCAGGTTGGGGAGCCATTGATTTCTGTAGTTTCATGTAGGGCGGTCGCCAAGTCAGGCTCAAGGCACTAGGTTTTGACCCTAGGATATGTCGTTGGTTCGAATCCAACTCGCTCTGCCAGTATCCAGTAGTACACGAAGAAAACACATTGCATGGCAGTAGCACAATTGGCAGTGCAGCGGCCTCCAAATCCGAAGGTTGGTGGTTCAAGTCCACCCTGCCATGCAATGTGATTTTTACTCGGGGCGTAGGCAAGTCTGGTTTAAGCCGCCTGCTTTGGGAGCAGGAAATCACTGGTTCGAATCCAGTTGTCCCGACCACTTTTTGAGGAAACCACTATGTTGGACTGTGTCAGCTATAGGCCCGGCTTCGTGGCCAATCCGAACTCCGCCTTCGACGTTCTATGGAACGAGCTGGCGTGGGAACGCAGGGGTTCGACGCCAAGGCGCGAATACTACTGCAACGAAGTCGCCGTGCCTTACGTCTACGGCCGCGGCGCCGGCGAGCGCGAGTATCTGCCTAATGCATGGCACCCTGCGATTCTGGCCATCAAAGCCGAAGTCGAAGCCGCATTGGGCGTTAAGTTCGAGGTCGCATTCCTGAACGGATACGAAGACGGCCGCGACCACTTGGGTGGCCACGCAGACAACTCGCCAGAGATGGATGACAACCGTCCTATCGCCATCGTCACCTTGGGCGCCGAAAGGGAAATCTGGTTCTACCCGAACGAGAACCCTAAGGACGTCACCAAGGTGTTGCTGGAAAACGGCAGCTTGTGCGTAATGGCGCCTGGCATGCAGGACACGCACATGCACAGAATCCCCAAGGCGGGGTTTGTGTGCGGTCCTCGCATCAGCATCACTTTCAGGGGTTACGAAGCGTAACCTCGCAGGGCTTGTAAGGTGGCCCTAGCGCCGGGTGGAAGCCGCCTGGCGCTCATCACTACATCGCATTGGAAACAAGCGATTGCGGGCGTAGCTCAGTTGGTAGAGCAGCGGGTTTTGATCCCGTAGGTCCATGGTTAGAATCCATGATCCGTTGCCAGATCAATGCCGGATGACTCCCCTCTAGTCAAGGGGCCGGCTCCAGTTTCAAAGCAGCCGTAGCTCAATGGCAGAGCTAATGCCTTCCAAGCATAAGACGACAGTTCGATTCTGTCCCGCTGCTCCAGCATTACAAGCCTCGCCAAGTGCGGGGCTTTTTTACGTCGAAATCCGTTGCAAACAAACCACACTTAACCGAGAATTACACATCGGCTGAGTGAGGCAAAAAAATGGCAGACAGGATCGTAAAAGACGAGAACGATGCAGGCGTGGCGCGCCTTGATGTGGACATGGAGGACGGCACTTTTGCCGAGCGCGTCATCGCACAGCCGCCCGCCTTCCTGGTCACTGGCATCTACAGCGATATGCGTCCGCGTCTAAGGGTAGATGAAGGCAGCACAGGATTTTACGAGGGCCGCGAGTTCCGCATGTTCGTGGAGTTCGACATTCCGGCCGGCGGCGAGATTTGGGTGCGCCACACCATCAGCTACAACTTCATCCTGCACGACCAGCGCGTCAGCATCGAGTCTGGCGCCGTACGCTGGACGGCAAACGCTGCAATGGCCACTTCTCCGGGGCCGTGGACCGCAGCGACATTCCGGCGCCGCAACCAGATGACCGAACAGCCCAGCCCATTCTTCACAAGCGGCAGCGTGATCGAAACAGGCGGCGTCGGCGCTGCTACCGGTGGCGTCGTGGTTGATATCATGCGCGTGGCTGCCGGCGTAGGCGCTGGCTCTGCCTCCGTGGCGCAGAACGCTGGATTACGCGGCCTCGCGCCTGGCGTCTATCATGCTCGCCTACAAAATCCATCCTCGCAAAATGCTGTCGGTGTCTACGACTGGTGGTGGGAAGAACGCCCTCCAGTAGCGTAAAACACCAACCTGTGGCATCATTGCGACATGTGTCACATAGAGGGTGAATCTGGGTATGGGCCTAAAAAATTACCACTACGTCTGGCTATCTGCGCATCCTGAACGCACAGAGGAATGGCTTGCCGGAATCATTGCGCAGGGCTTCAATATTCACCACATGGACGGGGATCACGGTAACAACGACCCCAAAAATCTCGTTCTCATTGAAGCCGGCGATCACATGATGATTCATAACGGCGTTGCTCGGATGCTATGGAAGCCGAATGTGTATCGCAATCGCAAGCCCAAAAAAACGAAAAAGAAAGAGGCCATAAAGACTGTTGCAAGAATTCAGGCTTGCCCTGCTCGTCCTAAGCAGCATGTAACAGTAGTGCCAGAAGAGGTCAAGGTCAGCCGAGATGTAATCCAACAGATTAAGGTAAGAGACAATCGTCCTACATTCATTCCTGTACTTTCTCAAGAAATTTCCGCAAAGCAAAGAACTGAAATAGCAGAATTTCACAAATTGATGAAAATGAAGAATGGGGGCAGAGATGGCATCCAAAAAAAATAAGGTTACTGATGAGGCCGTAGAAGGCACAAAATTCCGCCGTGGCGAGCGCACTGATGCCTTGGTCGATGAGATTATTGATCGGCTGTCTGATGGCGAACCATTGCGCCAAATCTGCCGTGACGATCACATGCCATCGTGGAAGACTGTTTATCGCTGGATAGATGATGACAGTAATCTTTCGTCACGCATCGCGCACGCGAGGGAACTTGGCGAGGAAGCAATTAGCCAGGATTGCCTGCGCATTGCTGACACTCCAGTAATCGGGGAGACGGAAGAGACAAGCGAGAACGGAATCAAGATCAAGCGGGAAGATATGCTTGGTCACCGCAAGCTCCAGATTGAGACTCGTCTCAAGCTGTTGGCAAAATGGAACCCCAAGAAATGGGGCGACAAGCAGACCATCGACATGACCGTCAACGAATCCCTGGCCGAGCGCTTGGCTCGAGCAAAGCAGCGCAATGGCAACGAATCCTGAGGATCAGCTGATTGACCTGGCGGCGGCGTGCGCTGCTGACCCGCTGCGCTGGGCCCAGTTCGCCTATGACTGGGGCGCCGGGGAGTTGGCTGATTACTCTGGCCCGCGTGAATGGCAGGCTGAGATGATGGGCGACATTCGCGACCATCTGAGCGACCCGGCGAAACGCTTCCAGCCATTGCTAGTTGCCCGCGCATCAGGCCACGGTATCGGCAAGTCTGCTGGCATCGGCATGATTATCAATTGGGCGCTGTCTACCTGCGACGATTGCAAGGTTGTCATCACTGCCAATACGGACACGCAGTTGCGTACCAAGACCGCGCCAGAGGTAGGCAAGTGGCAGCGTCTGTCCATTACCAATCATTGGTTTGATGTTCAGGCTACCAGCGTAGCAAGTCGTGACAAGGAACACGCCAAGAACTGGCGCGCCGACTTCGTGCCGTGGTCAGAAACCAACACCGAGGCATTCGCCGGCCTGCACAACAAGGGCAAGCGTATCGTGCTGATCTTCGATGAGGCATCGGCCATTAGCGACAAGGTGTGGGAAGTTGCCGAGGGTGCACTGACCGACGAGGATACGGAAATCATCTGGATCGCATTCGGGAACCCGACCAGGAACACAGGCAGGTTCCGTGAATGCTTCCGCCGCTTCAAGCATCGCTGGAATGCCAAGCAGATCGACAGCCGCACGGTTGATGGCACGAACAAGGAGCAGATTGCCAAGTGGGAGGAAGACTACGGCGTTGATTCCGACTTCTTCAAGATCCGCGTGCGCGGCATGTTCCCATCTATGTCTTCCCGGCAGTTCATCAGCGAGCAAGATGTAACTGGAGCATATGGGCGTCACTTGCGGCCAGAGCAATATGACTTCGCCGCCAAGATTCTGACGGTGGACCCAGCGTGGGAGGGCGACGATGAATTCGTGATCGGCCTGCGCCAGGGCCTCATGTTCAAGGTCGTGCATCGCATGGCCAAGAATGATAATGACCTGGTTGCAGCCGGCATCGTGGCGCGCATGCAGGACGAATACGGCGCCAAGACGGTATTTGTCGATGGCGGCTATGGAACGGGCATTGTGTCAGCTGGTGAGGCAATGGGCCGTCGCTGGAAAATCGTCTGGTTCGCCGGCGAGTCGGCGGACCCTGGCTGCCTGAACAAGCGCGCCGAGATGTACAAGTTGGCCCGCGACTGGCTCAAAGCGGGCGGCGCCATCCCTGAAGATCCTGTATTGCGTGACGAGTTGCAGGCGCCTGAGACGGTGCCGCGCATGGATGGCAAGATTCAGATCGAGAGCAAGAAAGACATGAAGGCAAGAGGTATTCCATCGCCAAACCGCGCCGACGCTCTTGTCCTTTCCTTTGCCTATCCAGTACGCGATGTGGCAGAATTACCACGCCAAGCAGTTGCCGATTACTCAATTTTAGGATAGACGATCATGTCCGGACTCTTTTCAAAGCCACGTGCCCCAGTAGTTACCCCAGCGCCACCGCCACCAATGATTGACCAGCAGCAGATCGACCGCAATGCGTCGGACCTGTTGCGTCGTCGCCGAGGCCGCGCTGCTACTGACCTGACTTCCAGCCAGGCGCCAACGACCGGAACCACTGGCGCTGTATCCGCTACTAACCTGCTGGGAAGCTAACATGGACTCGCGCGCCGACGATATCCTGCGTGACCACGGGCGCATGGTCACGCAACGCACCACATTCGAGGATCAGTGGGCCGAAATCTCGGAGCGCGTGATTCCTCGCAAAAACCTATTCCGTGGCAAGGGTGCACCGAACCAGGAGAAGGGCCAGCGCAAGACTGAGCGTATCTTTGACTCGACGCCTGCGCTTGCCCTGGACCGCTATGCCGCTGCCGTGCAATCGCTGTCCACTCCATCCGGCCAGGAATGGCACCGTCTGGAAGCGGTTGACGAAGACCTGCGCGATGATACGGAAGTGCAGCGCTACCTGGACGAAGTGACGCGCCGCATCTTCGCCGCCCGCTACGCTGCCAACTTCAGCACGCAATCGACCGAGTGCTACTACGATCACGGCTGGGCCGGTACGATGGCCATGTTCATTGGTGACCGCCTGGGCCGTGGACTCTACTATGACTCCATCGGCATCGAGCAGCTTTACATGGCTGAAAATCAGTTCGGCATGGTGGACAAGGTGCACCGCCAGCACAACATGACCGCGCGCCAGGCTGCCAAGGAATTCGGCTTGAATAGCCTGCCGCAAGCCATCCGCGCGGCTGCCGAGAATCAGCCCGAGACAGAATTCACCTTCATCCGATGCTATAAGCCGAACGAAGACATTATGTCCGGTCGCATGGACTATCGAGGCATGCGCTATGCCTCCTACGTCATTGCTCCGGACTTCCGCGAGGTGGTGTCGGTTGGTGGTTATCGCACGTTCCCGGTTGCCGTGGGCCGCGCGTCGGTTGCATCGAATGAGATTTACGGGCGCTCTGCCTGTATGACCGTGCTGCCTGATATCAAGATGCTGAACGAGATGGAGCGCACCACGATTCAGGCGGCGCAGTTGGCTACCCTGCCGCCGCTGCTCGCGCACCGTGACGGGATTTTGGACGCCATCCGCCTGACGCCGGCAGCGATCAACTACGGTGGTGTGGATGAACAAGGCCATCAGCTAATCCAGCCAATGCAGTTCGGCCAGCACGTTGAAATCGGCATCGAGATGCGCGAGCAGAAGCGCATGGTGGTCAAGGAAGCGCTGTGGAACACCCTGTTCAATATCCTTGTCGAGACGCCGGCCATGACCGCCACCGAGGCGATGATCCGCGCGCAGGAGAAGGGCGCACTGCTGGCGCCAGCAGCCGCCCGTATCGAGGATGAATTCCTCAAGCCGATGATCGAGCGCGAGATTGATATCCTGGCTGCTGCCGGCGCACTGCCGCCGATGCCTCAGGCGCTGCTCGACCGTGGCGGGATCTATGCTATCAAGTTCGAAAACCCGCTGTCGCTGGCGCGCCGCTCTGGTGAAGGCGTGGCCATCCTTCGCACGTTCGAACAGTTGACGCCAATCGCCCAGGTTATCGGCCCGCAAGAGACATTCAAGCGCTTCAACCTGAGCGAGGCAGTCAAGATCCTTGCCGATGTGAACGGCTTCCCAGCCAAGGCCCTGTACTCTGACGAAGAGATGGAAGGCATTGACGAGCAGATTGCCGCGCAGGCGCAGGCATCGCAAGTACTGCAAGCTGCGCCAGTGGCCGCAAGTGCTGCACGAGATCTTGCCCAAGCGGGGGCAATCGCATCCACTGCTGAGAGTTCGGCTGCCCCGATGGTTGTGCCTACATGAGCAGTAACTACCTTCGCTTCCTCAATCTCCGCGCCGCCTACCGCGCCCTGGTAGCCGAGCCAGGAAAGAAGGCCGATATCAACGCTGGCCGCATGGCCATGGAGGACCTGGCCGAGTTCTGCCGCGCTGATCGGTCGTGCGTCATCTTCAGCAAGGATGGCCGCGTTGACACACATGCGACGGCTGTCGCAGAGGGGCGTAGAGAGGTATACTTGCGCATACAGCAAACCCTGAACTTAACCGACGCGCAGCTGCTTGCACTGCGTAATCAAGAGGAAACCGAGCCATGAGCGATGTAGCAACCACCACCGCCGACACCACGACTACCACGACCACGACCACGGCGCCGGTCAGCACCAGCGCAACGGCGGCGCTGACCGGCGCGACCACAGCAACTACTGCAGCAACCACGGAAGCTGCTGCAACCACGACCACCGCCGCCGAGACTGGCCTGTCCCTGCCCGGCAAAGATGCCACTCCCGAGCAGTGGTCCGAGTTCTACGGCAAACTGGGGCGCCCTGAGAAGTCCGCCGATTACGGCCTGAAGGTGCGCGACGGCGAAGACCCGGCCTTCGTTGGCGAGGTGGCCGACGTCATGCACAAGTACGGGCTGACAAAGGATCAGGCAACTGGTCTGCAAGGTGACTTGCTGGCCAAGGCGGAAGCCCGCATGGCAGCTGCCGAGCAGCAACGTGTCGCCGCGCTGGACGCCAAAAACCAGGCTGAACAGACCGCGCTGAAAACTGAACTGGGCGAGCGCTATGAACCTCAGATGGAACTGGCCAAGCGCGCTGTCCGTCAATTCGCAGGCGCCGAGCAGGCTGCCGACATCATCACCGCAATCGAAGACAAGATCGGCTACAAGGCAACCATGCAGTTCTTCATGGGCATCGGCGCCGGCCTGGGCGAGCATGACTCGAATAGCCAGGCAAGCCAGGCCGCTGATGGTGGTGAACGTAAGACCACTCAGTCTGTTCTGTACGGCAGCTAATGCAAACGTTTGCCGTTGTATAGCTACAACACAAAACACTAGCCTTTGCCCCGCGATTACGTCCGGGGCTTTTTTTCGTCTGCTAATCCTCTGCAAACGTTTGTTCCGTTGTTTTTATCCCACAAGTGTTGTATATTCGCCTCACATTCCGGGGCGGTTGAGTTCCGGGTGAAATCAATTTACCTGGAGGCCACACATGGCAACCCTTGCTACCAACAACCTGACGCTGGCTGATTGGGCCAAGCGCCAGGACCCTGACGGCAAACCGGCGCGCATCATTGAGATGCTGTCGCAGTCCAACGAGATCATCATGGACATGGTGATGAAGGAAGGCAACCTGCCGACCGGTCACCGTACCACCGTCCGCACCGGCCTGCCTGACGTGGCATGGCGCAAGCTGAACTACGGCGTACAGCCTTCCAAATCGACCACCGTACAAGTCGATGACACCTGCGGCATGCTGGAAGCCTGGTCCGTGGTCGATAAAGACCTGGCTGAACTGAACGGCGACGTTGCATCGTTCCGCATGTCCGAAGCGTCGAGCTTCCTGGAGGGTATGAATCAGGAGTTTGCACAGACCCTGATCTACGGCAACAGCACCAGCGAGCCAGAGGCTTTTACTGGCCTGTCGTTGCGTTACTCCTCGCTGTCGGCTGCCAATGGCCAGAACATCCTGAATGCAGGCGGCGCCAGCACTGACAACACCTCTGTGTGGCTGGTTGGCTGGGGTGACAACACCGTGCACGGCATCTACCCGAAAGGCACCACTGCCGGTTTGCAACACACCGACCGTGGCCTGGAAGTCGTGACCGACGCCAGTGGCGGCAAGTACGAGGCCTATCACGACAAGTTCCAGTGGAAAGTTGGTCTGGCTCTGCGTGACTGGCGCTATGCCGTGCGTATCGCCAACGTCGATATCTCTGACCTGCTGGCGCTGACCGGCACTCAGGCATCTACCGCATCGACCGAGTTGATCAAGATGATGAGCCGCGCCGTGGACCGCCTGCCGAACATGGGCGGCATCAAGCCTGTCTTCTACGCGAACCGCACCGTGCTGTCTCTGCTGCGCGTCATGGCCCTGCAAAAGTCCAACTCGGCGATTGCCATCCAGCCAGCGCTGAACCAGTTTGGCCAAACCATCTTTGATACTCGCTTCAACGGTATCCCGGTGCGCATGGTTGACCAGATCCTGAACACCGAAGCGGTTGTGTCGTAATCCGCCAGAAAGGAACCTGAATCATGATTATGGATAAACTCCTGGAGTTCTCGGACGCGCAAGCAGTTACCGCGACCGCAGTCTCTACCAACGTGGTCGATCTGTACCCGCTAGGCAATAACCAGGTCACTAACCTGACCCGCGATATTGGCACCGGCGAGAACATCTACCTGATCGTCAACACGCTGACCGCTGCGACCGACGCAAGCTCCGACGCGACGCTGACTATCACCCTGGAATCTGACGACAATACCTCGATGTCTTCGCCGACCGTGCATTTCTCGACGGCAGCGTTGGCCTTCGCGGCATTCTCGCCAGCTGGCACCAACTTGGTGAAGATCAAACTGCCGGCCGGCGCCTACGAGCGCTATCTGGCGGTGCGCTTCACCGTGGCAAGCGGTCCGCTGACTGCCGGTACCTTTGACGCCTTCCTGGTCAAAGACGCACAGGCATTCACCGCCTACAAAGCTGGCTTCACCATCCAATGAAGCAGCGAGCGGTAACCATTGGCGCACTCCCATCCGGGCTGGTAAGGCCTGGCGAGGTGTTCGACTGGCCAACCAAAGCATCCTGGGCTGTGGAGATTTCCGACGAGGAAGCCGAAACAGTACAGAAAGCAGCGGAGGCGAAAGCTGCGATTCCGCACCATTCGAATTCCGGCGCGCGGGTGATCCCTGGCAAGTCGGATCCTACGCAGCCAACCAGTGGGCGCCGCCGCCGTGGGCCATCTGTAGCCGAAACCTGATCCGATTCGGACCGGGCAAAAGAAGGGGCGCCTGTGTGCGCTCCTTTTTCTTATGCTGAGTGGTAAATACGCAACACGTGAGGGATAATCAGCACCATGGACAAGACACAACTTGCTAACTACGCGCTGTCGAAACTGGGTGAGGAGCCGGTTCTGTTGCTGACAGACGACACCAAACCAGCGCGCCTCATGAATCGAATCTTTGACCAGGTGCGCGATGCCGAGCTACGCCGCTCCCGCTGGAAGTTCTCCTTGAAGCGCGCCCAGCTGGTGGCCCTGGTCGATTCGCCTGACTGGGGATTCACCACGCAATACCCGCTGCCATCCGACTTCATGTCTCTGGTTCAGGTCAATGAAATCTACGTGCGACCGCTGTCAAAGCAGCGCGGGCCGTGGTCGCTGGAAGGTGGGTTGCTGCTGACCGATCTGCCGGCGCCGCTGAAGATCCGCTACGTGTCGCAAATCACCAACACCGGCCTATTCGATCCTCTGTTCGTGGAAGCTCTGGCGTGCAAGTTGGCCATGGAGGCAGGCGAGACGCTGACTCAATCGGAGACAAAGCGGGCGCGTGCGGCGGATGAATACAAGTTCGCCCTGTCCGAAGCGCAACGCCAAGACGCCATCGAGACCACGCCTGACGAAATGCCGTGGGGTAGCTGGCTGGATGCCCGCGAGGGCGGCATTCTCGGCGGCAGTGGCGAGGGTGACGTCATCTCTCTGCCTTCTGGCATTGTGATAATTTAAGGAGTTGAAATGGGGAAGGCGAGTCCTGCACAGGTGAGCTTCAATTCTGGCGAGCTGTCACGCGCTCTCGATTCCAGAACAGATTACGCCAAATTTAGTTCCGGCTGCTCCATCATGGAGAATTTCATCCCGACTGTTCAGGGGCCAGCGCGGCGTCGCGGCGGGACGCGCTTCATCAAAGAAACGAAGGATTCCACGAAACGTTCCTGGCTTCAGCGTTTCGAGTACTCGGTTGACCAGGCCTATATCCTGGAATTCGGCGACCTGTATATCCGCTTTTACACCTGGGACACTACCACGCTGGTACGTGGCCGTCTGGAGTCTCCACCTGGGACGCCGGTTGAAGTTGTGACGCCTTACACCATTGCAAGCATGTTCAATACGGATGGGACTTGCCGTCTGCGCTTTGCCCAGTCCGGCGACTTTCTGTACATCACGCATCCACAATATCCGCCGCAGATCCTCAAGCGCACATCGCCAACATCGTTCACGCTGACACAGTTCACGCCTGAATGGGGGCCGTTCAAGGATATCGACCCGGCCACAACCACAACGGTCTATGCTGGCGCGCAGACTGGCGCCACTACGTTGACGGCCAGCATGGGTATTTTTACATCGAATATGGTTGGCACGCCGTTCTACCTGGAGGCAAAGAACACTTCCAGTGTAACGGCCTGGGAGCCGGCAAAGTCCATCACGGCTGGCAATCGTCGCAAGTCTGACGCCAAGATCTACGAAGCGCTTAATACGGCCACCACTGGCGCGGTGAAACCAGTTCATGACACAGGCGCCCGATACGATGGCGATACCGGCGTGCTGTGGGAATTCCGGGACGCTGGCTATGGATACGTCACGATTACTGGCTATGTGTCGCCGACAGTCGTCAATGTCACGGTTGTGCAGCGACTGCCGCAGGATTGCGTTGGCGCGCCCAATGCCACCACACGCTGGGCGGCGGCGGCCTGGTCTGACACCGAAGGCTGGCCGTCTGATGTGGCATTCTTCCGCGAGCGCCTGTGGATGGCGCGCAACTACACTTTATGGTCGTCGGTATCCAGCGGTTTTGACGACTTCTCGCGGCTGAACTTCGGCTCGGTGACAGATGATATGGCAATCACCCTGACGATTGCGTCTGGCACGCTGAACAAGATCCAGTGGATGATTGCCGACAAAGAATTGATCGTTGGCACAGCTGGATCTGAGTTTGTCATTGGTGAGTACTCCAACGGTACGCCGCTGGCGCCCGGCAATGTCCGCGTGCGGCCACAGTCGAATTTCGGGACGCGCTCCATCATGCCCGCCCAGGCTGGTGCATCGGTGCTGTTCGTGCAACGTGCCGGCCTCAAGTGCCGCGAGATTACCTACGACGAGGTATCAGGCTATTCTTCATCGGATGCCACGGTTGACGCCGACCACATTACTACGTCTGGAATTATCGATTTCGACTTTGCACAAGAGCCTGACCCGTTGGTGTGGGCGGTGCGTGCAGACGGCAAGCTTGCCTGCCTGACCTGGAACACTGAACAGCGCGTGCGGGGCTGGCACCGGCATATCATCGGCGGGAGTGATGCCTTTGTGGAATCGGTGGCAACCATGCCGGCTGCTGAGGGGGATCGCAACGAGGTATGGATGATCGTACGGCGCACCATCAATGGCGTGTCGAAACGCTATGTCGAATACATGGAACGTCCATATCGTGAAGGCGACCTTCAAAGCTCGCAGTTCTATGTCGATTGCGGACTGACCTATAACGGCGCGCCGGCAACCACGATTACAGGCCTTGGCCACATCGAGGGGCAGACTGTCGATGTCCTGACCAATGGTTCGCCGCACCCTCAGCGCGTGGTTACCGGTGGTGAGATTACATTGCAGCGCCCCTATTCAATCGTGGCTATTGGCCTTCCTGCACCGTGTCGGCTGCGTACTATGCGCATGGAAGCCGGCGCCGCAGATGGAACCGCCCAAGGCAAGACCAAGCGTATGCACAAGATGGTCTTCCGGTTCCTGAACACTGGCGGCGGCAAGTACGGCCCAGATGATGACCACATGGACCTGTTCCTATTTGGTCAGGGTCAGCCTATGAATCAGCCGGTGCCGCTTTACTCTGGTGACATGCTGGTGTCGTGGCCGAAAGGATATGAAACGGACGCCTATATCCAGTACGTCAACGATCAGCCCATGGCGGTAACACTGGAAGGAATTTATCCACAAATAGTTGTTCAGGATGCAAGATGACGACAGACTATTTGGGCGTCGCCGGTGACGCCATCAACCACAAGCTGTTCCTTGGCGACTCGGCCGGTTATGGTGATGCTTCGCTTGGGCTTTATGGATCATTGGCAGAACGAAAAGCCATCAAGGAGACTCTTGCAAAGATTGCTGTCGCTGGTGCTGTGGGTGCGGCTTTGAGGGTTGGTGGTGGCCGCTATGATCCGGACCTTCGCCCTGGGCAGCAAACATCGAAATGAAGGTTATCCAATTCAGTGCGCAGCACCTAGCGCAGATCAACCTACAGCCTGCACAGCAGCATATGCTTGAAGTGCTGGGGCAAGATTGGTACGGCGCCATGTTGGAAGGGTGCACGGCTTTCACGGCGCTGGATGATGCTGGCAACGTTCTGATCTGCGCTGGATTTGATGAGCGGTGGCAGGGCTGCGCTACGGCCTGGGCACTATTATCGCGGGATGCTGGCCGAAGCATGGTTGGCGTGGTGCGCGCGCTGCGCGGCTACATTGACCACGTGGCGCCATGGCGACGCATCGAATCAGCGGTTGATGTTGGCTTTACGCCTGGCGAAAGGCTGCTGGAAATGCTTGGATTCGAATTCGAAGGGCTAGCCCGTGCATATCGTCCTGATGGCGGCGACTGTACAATGTGGGCGAGGATCAAGAAAAATGACTGAAATTACACTTTTTGAGGCAATGCAGCAACTTGGCGCGCAGACTGCTGACATGGTTGCGCGCTCGATTATTCACGACTGCGGCCCCGGAATGCCGCTTGAATCCATGCGCAAACTTCAGGGCGAAATGGCTTCTGTTGTTGACGCTGCCGGCCTTCCTCGGCGCCCTGTGCAGGTCGAAACGCTGCATGCCGATGGTCAGTGCGCGCGCCGTTATGTAATGCCAGCTGGCCAACTGGCGGTGACCAAGACCCACAAGAAGAAGCATTTCATCATGGTGCTTGGGGACTGCACGATCTGGACCGATGGCGCGCAGAAGCGTTTGACAGGATTCCATTTTTTCATCACGCATCCAGGCACAAAACGAGTCATCACGGCCCATGCTGATACGGTATTCATCACTACCCATGTAACCGATTTGACCGACCCTGACGCGATCGAAGCTGAACTGACAGAAGACGATATTTTTGAGGAATTGAAATCATGACATTCGCAGCTATTGCAGTTGGCGGCCTGGCGCTGAACGTTATTGGCATGGTTCGCCAAGGGCAAGCCGCAGAGGCCATGGGGAACTATGAGGCCGCCCAGGGCGAGGAAAATGCCAAGCAAGCAGCGCAAATCGCCTCAACTCAAGAGGATGAGCAGCGCGCGCGCGCTCGTCAGGCTATTGGCACACAGATTGCTGCCGGCGCCGAATCCGGGGCACAACTCAATGGCTCTGCTGCTGATTTGCTCCGTCAGTCGCTGTTTAACGCTGAGGCTGATGCAATGCAAATCCGATATGAAGGCGGGAATCGAGTATCGGGCCTTCGCAGTCAAGCCGCAGCGTCGCGTGCCAGTGGGAAATCTGGGAAGTCTGCTGGTTATCTATCGGCTGTTGGCTCCCTGGCTCAGGCTGCTGCTGGGGCATATGGCGCCCGCAATGCACCGAAGGCAGCAACTACCACGGCAATCGGAGGTAAATAAGCATGGCTGGCATTCCAACCTACGAACGTCGCATCGGCCCATCTGGCAATACTGTCGGCGTGGCGCGCGTGAACCTTTCAGAGGGACAGGGCTTATCGGCGCTGGGGAGAGGTATTGCTGGCGCAGCGGAATCCATGATGGCTGTTGACGAGCGGAACAGGCGCCTTGATGAGCAGAAACAGGAAGATCAGGCCGCCCTATCGGCTGCCAATGCGCTATCGGAGGGTGACGCCTTCTGGAATCAGCGCACGACCGAGCTCAAACAGGGCTGGCAGGTAGGTGGAGAAGATCTGCGCAAGACCTCGGATTCTGAGTTCAAGAAGTGGAAGGAAGAGCAATCTAAAGCGCTGCCGACCGAGAAATCCCGTATGTGGTTCGACCAGCACGCGGAACGCATGCGCTCGCGAATCGACCAGGACTTGTTCAGCCACCAGGACCGCGCGACCACTGAGAAGGTCGTAGCCGATACCAAACTTGGCATGGACGCCGACAACAAGGTGCTGGAGACTTCGCCTGACCGCTTTGACGAGGTGACGCAGCGCCGCATTGCCGCCATCTCCGCGCAGTCGCGCATTCCTGAAGGCAAGCGGGCAGAAATCGCCATGGCCTACCTGAAGGACGCCGCGCGCTCCGTCGAGTATGGGCAGATGAAACGCGACCCGGCAGCATTCATTGCCTCGCGCGTGAAGCCGCAGGCCGGCGCCGCACCAGCCGTCGCAGAGCCGAACCGTGATGCATTGTTTGCCGCCTTGCTGAATCAGGAATCTGGTGGCCGGCAGACTGATGCTGCTGGCCAGCCAATCACCTCTAGTGCTGGCGCTATCGGCATTGCGCAGATCATGCCTGCAACTGGACCGGAGGCCGCTGAACTGGCCGGCCTGCCGTGGGATGAAAAGCGCCTGCGCACGGATGCCGAGTACAACAAGGCGCTTGGATCGGCTTACTTCGCCAAGCAACTGGACACTTTCGGTGGTGATGTTTCCAAGGCACTTGCAGCTTACAACGCTGGTCCGGGCGCCACGCGCAAAGCCATCGAGAAGGGCGGCGATAACTGGCTAGCGAACCTGCCTGCCGAGACACAGAACTATGTGAAGTCGATCACGGCCAAGGCCGGCGCCGGCGAGGCAGCCACGCAGCCGCAACTGACTGCCAATGCTGGACTGTCATTTTCTGACAACATTCCGAAGACCTTCGCCGCGCTCGACCAGCACCAGCAATATCAGTTGATCGATGAGGCTCAGCGTCTGGTGAGCCAGGGGCAGGCGCAGCGCAAGGGAGATGCCGACCGCCTGCTGGGTGACGCGCTGGCCATGCACAAGGATGGCAAGGTGGATCCGTTCAACCTGACGCCAGAATACTTCGCGCAGAGCTACGGTCCGATCGAAGGCCCGATCAAGGCGGCGGCGTACAAGGGTGGCCGCGATATGGCGGTGGATATCCAGAACTTCGCCGGCCAGACGGATGCGCAGATTGCCGCAACGCTGGCCGCATCCAAACCACCGGAGGGTGTTGGCTATGCTGCTGCCGATGCGCGCCAGAATGTACGACTGCAGGCCGCGCAACAGGTTGTGAAGCAGCGCCAGGATGACCCGATCTTGTTCGCGCAGCGCAACAGCCTGACACGTGCGGCACCTATCGACATGTCCAAGACTGACCAACTCGGCGCACAGCTCAACCAGCGCATCGGCGTGGCTAATATGATGTCGCAAGATTACAACACTCCATACCGAATCCTTTCCAACGGAGAGGCGGCACAGATGTCCATGGCGCTCCATGCCATGCCAACGCAGGCCAAGCTGCAGTATCTGGACCAGGTGCGCACTGGACTGGCTGGTGACACGCGCGCCTATAACTCGGTCATGGGACAACTGGCGCCTGACTCGCCTGTTACGGCTGTGGCCGGCTCGATCCTGGTTAAGCAAACGCCGGCGACCGTGGCAACGGGGTTCTTTGGTGGCCCCGATGTTGTGCTGCAGCCTCGCAACGTTGCCGCGCTGATGCTGGAAGGCGAGGCCATTCTCAACCCGAGCAAGGGCGACAAACAGCAGGACGGACGCCCCGGCAAGTTCCCAATGCCGAAGGAAACGGACATGTCGCTGGCCTTCAATGATGCAGTTGGCACGGCTTTCCGCTCGGACGCCAGTGGCTACGCAGTGGCATACCAGGCCTTTAAGGCATACTACGCCGGCGCCGCGAATCGGAAAGGTGTGCTGTCGGATGCACTGGATGCGCGAATTGCGAAAGAGGCGACTGCCGCGGCAACTGGTGGGCTGATCAACTACAACAGCCTTGGCCAGGTCATGAAACCGTGGGGCATCGCCGACAGCGATTTCAAGGACCGCGCGGCCGCAGCATTCAACCAGGCCATGGCCAGCAACAACATGAAAGGGACGGCATTTGACAACTTGTCAGCCTACGGGCTGGAGTCGGTCGGCCCCGGGCGCTACATGCTGACCAACGGCGCTGCATACCTGAATGGCCCAAGCGGTCCGATTGTGCTGGACCTCAACACACCATTGAATACGGCGCGCAGTGCGTACGGCCAGATCAAGGGGATTGAATGAGCTACTTCGACCTGGACCCGCGCGGCGCCGAGTCGGCACGACAGAATGCTGCGATGAACCCTATCCAGCCTGGCGACCTTGGCCCGGGGCTGTGGTCCGGCGCCGGCAAGGGGCTTGGCTTGGGCTTGCTGCAGTCCGGCGCGCAGGCTGCCATGGTGGCTGCTGATAGTGGCACTGCAGCGCTGATGCCGATCGCCCGCAAGATTGATGACCTGTTCGGCGGCGCTTCGGTGCAGGACTTCCTGCGCAACGAACAGATCAAGACCACTGAGTCTGTGCGCTACCTAATGCCTGGGCCTGATGTGGGCAGGATTGGCCAGCTTGGCTATGGCCTGGCTACCGTGATTCCTCAGGCAATCGGCGGCACCGTGGCGGCTGGCGGCAATCCTCTGGGCGGCGCCGCGGCTGTAGGCGGCATTCAAGGCTACGCTGCCAAAGTTGAAGCAGAGCAAAAAGGTGTCGATTCAACTACAGCGACAACGGTCGGTATCATTCAGGGCGCCGCTGCCGGCGCTGGCGTATTGCTGCCTGCAGCGTTTGGCTCGACCTTGGCAACCCGAATTGGAACCGGCGTTGCCTCCAACGTTGGCATGGGCGCAGCGCAGCGTGGCACAACATCTGCACTGCTGGAGTCGCGCGGCTATGGCGAGGTGTCCAAGCAATACAAGGCATTCGACACGCAGGAGATTATCACCGATGCCATTCTTGGCGCGGCATTCGGTGGCTTGCTGCATTACCAGGCAGGACGCGAGGCGCCGGTTATTCCGCCATCCCTTGCCGATGAAGCGCTGGCAGCCAATCTCCAGCAGCATCTGCAGGTATCCACGGCGCCGGGTGTTCCAGTTGACCCACAGTCGCGCTCTGCCCATGGCCAAGCCATGAACAAGGCCATGGAAGACCTGATTGCCGGCCGCGAAGTAGACCTGTCGCAAACCGGCATCGATGGCGCTGAGTTCGCGCCGAACCGCTCCGTCATGCAGGCGCAGGTAGTGCAGGCACTGCGCGAGGAGGGGCCACTGCGTACGGTCCTGGATGAACTGGACGAGTTGCGCGCGCAAGTAGAGGCGCGCGGCCTGACGCCGGCAGACGAAGCGGAATTCACCGGCCGGAAGCTGCAGCAAGCCGCGGATGCAATGGAGGGACTTGGAGCGCGCGACTTGCCAGGGCAGATCGTCGGGCGTGACGGCGAAGTGTTTGTAGGCGACCAGCGCCAGCCTGTGCGCTTCATGGTGGTGGAAGCTGATTCACTGGCCGCAACGATCGGCAAGGCAGACAACCAGTTCCGCGACCGCACGCGTGTGGCATCGCAACTGCAGATTACCAAGATGGCCGGTAGCCTGGAATTCGGCCGGCTCGGCGAGGCGCCAAGCATGGCAGAGGGCGCCCCTACCCTGGCCACTACTGGAGAAATTGTAGGCGGCAATGGACGTGTTGCAGCAATACAACAGGCATATGCAAGCGGAGCCGGCGAGTCGTACCGCGTTGCGCTGGAACAACGCTCTGCCGAGTTTGGCCTGACGCAAGAGCAAATCAACGGCATGACACAGCCGGTGCTGGTGCGCCAGCTTACCGCGCCTGTTGACGTCAAATTGGCCGCTATCCTGTCCAATGAAAGCCAGGGTCTGCGCATGTCAGCATTAGAGCAAGCGCGCGTCGATTCAGAGCGGATGCCGGATCTTCCTGAGATGCCGGCTAGTGGGAACCTGAATTCTGCTTCGCTCCGTGATTTCGTGACGCAATGGCTGCGCGATGTTCCGGAAGGCGAGCGCGCGGAATTTGTGGATGCTGAGGGCCGACTGTCGCCGCAGGGCGAAATGCGCCTTCGCAATGGAATCCTGCACAAAGCCTATGGCGACTCGCCAGCACTCGCCCGCATGGTGGAAGGCACTGATGATCTATCGCGCAACCTGACCAGCGCCATGGTCAAGGCCGCACCAACTGTTGCAGAAACGCGACAAGGTATTGCGCGCGGGGACTTCTACGACCTGGACATCCAGCAGCAACTGTTGCAGGCATACGACACTTCGCACATGCTGCGCGCAGAAGGTATGAAGCTCGAGCAATGGCTGGCTCAGCAAGACATGTTCGGCTCTGGTGTTGGCCCTGAGTCTGTGGCGTGGATGCAACACTTTCAAGAGAAAGGCCGTTCTCCAAAGGCCATGGCCGAAGCGATCCAGGGTTATTACGAGAAGGTCAAGGCGCTGGGCGACCCGCGTCAGGCTGGCATGTTCGATACTCTGCCGCCGTCGCGCGGTGAACTGCTGCGCGCCACGCTGGACGGGACCGAAGTGAAAACGCCCAAGCCAGAGCCGGCGCCAAAAGCTGAGCCGGATAATCCAGAGGTGGATGCACACACCGGCCAGTCTTTTGACACGGATGCCAAGGCGCGCGCCTACATTGCCAAGCAGGGTATCGGCGCGGCCTACACCGTGAAGAAGCTGCACAGCGGTGAATTCGAAATTCGTCGCCGGCCGAGTGCCGCAACACAGGAGGCAGCAGCAGAGAAGCTGGCAAAGCAGGAGGCGGCAGTAAGGCAGGCCGAGCAGAACATCGCGGCGCGCCAAGGGTTGGATGCTTCGGTTGAGCAAGTGCTGTTCGACCAGCCAAACGCCCATGTCGCTACGGGAGGCGGCGAGTCTATGCCGGCTGCTCTGGCCCTTGAGCATTCCGATGATGGGATTGCCGCCGCGCAGGAGGATGCGCCCGGATACAATGCAGCCGCGGCATGTGCCGCACGGATGGGACCATAAATGAAACCACAATGCTTAGCTGCCGTGCAGCGCGCAATTGGCCGAGAACTTACGCAGGGTGAATCCGCCAAGATCGAAGAGAAGATTTCGAAGGCGATGCACCAGCTTGCACGCCGTGATCCGGAAGCATGGCGCCAGATGTCTGACGGTCAGCGCTTGGACGCCGCCGCTGATGCTGCTGTGGCTGATTTGCTGTCTGACGCCAGGCTGGCCAAGTTCCGCCTGCAGCGCCAGATTGAAACCCATGATGCCCTGAATCGCCAGACTGGCGCATGGGAGGGAGGCCGGCTGGATGCATTGAAGCGACTGACTGCCGCTGTCACTGATGGCAAAGGATCGTTCCGATCGGTCGAAACGCTGGCGCAGTCCATCCGTACCGACAACCTGCGCCGGCTGTCTGACGTGTTCGAACAACTGGATCCGCGTTTCTTTGGCTTTCTGGAGAACACAGAAGGCGTGGCCACGTTCACCCGGGCTGTGTTTGGTGAGCGTGACGGGATTGACCCTATCGTAGTGAAGGCGGCCGAGGCGTGGCTCAAGACCGCGGAAGACATGCGACAGCAGTTCAATAACGCCGGCGGCAAGGTCGGCAAGTTGGAAAGCTGGTCGCTTCCGCAGCACCATGCGCAGCTTCGCGTGGCCAAGGCAGGCGCCGACAAGTGGGCGGCAGATATCATGCCGCTACTTGACCGAAAGCAGTATGTGCTTGATGACGGGCGCCTGATGAACGACGACCAGGTGCGCGCATTCCTTGGCGAGGCATGGCGGTCGATCGCCACTAATGGACGCAATAAGCTGCAGCCAGGTCAGCGCCAGGGCACTGGCATGATGGCTAACCGTAACGCCGAGGCACGATCGATCCACTTCAAGGATGCTGAATCGTACATGGCCTATCAGGCGAACTATGGCGAAAAAGGCCTGCTGCAGATCATGGTGGACCACATTGGCGGCATGGCGCGCGATACTGCTTCCGTCGAAATCTTCGGCCCGAATCCAAATGCAGCATTCGAATACTTCCGCGACACTGCTTTGAAAGAGGCCGCGGAAACTGACCCGGCGCATATTGGGCGCTACGAGGAACAGGTTGCTAAGTTGACCAATCTCTGGAACGTGGTCATGGGCGAGCAGCAGCCGGTGGCCAGTGAGAAGATGGCGCGCGCGTTTGAAGCGATCCGCAACTGGCTGGTTGCCTCGCGCTTGGGTAGTGCTGTGGTGTCGTCCATCGCCGACGAGGGAACCATCATCAACACGGCGCGCGTGAACCGCATGCCGGTGATGCAGGTATTCCGTAATGAGCTGGCCGCCATGAACCTGGTCAACAAGGAAGAGTTGCGCCAAGCGCGCCGCGCCGGTCTGGCACTGGAAACCGCGATTGGCGATCTGAACCGCTGGGGCGAGGACAATCTGACAACTGCCGTGCCTGCCAAGTTGGCGCACGCCACTATGCGCGCTTCTGGCCTGAATGCGATTACCGACGTGCGGCGCCGGGCTTTTGGCGTCACGATGATGGACAGCATTGGGCATCTGACCCGTGATGTAAAGTCGTTGTCCGCTCTGGATGCTGACGACCACAAGATCCTGCTGTCCAAGGGCATTACGGAAGCCGACTGGACTGTTTGGCGCGCGGCCACGCCTGAGAAGTGGGGCGGCAATGAAACCATCCTGACGCCTGATTCGATTTACAACGTGCCGGATGCTGCACTTGAGCATATGATTCCAGACCTGGCCACGCGCGCATCGCCTGGATCGCCGGCTTACACCGCAACGCTAGACAAGATCCGCCGCGATGCCGCGCTGAAACTTATTGGCGCCGTGGCGGAAGAAGTGGATATGGCAGTCGTCACGCCTAAAGCGCTGGAGCGCGCGGCGACTGGCGGCGGCTTACAGCGCGGAACATGGAAGGGGGAACTAACACGCTCCGTGTTCCTGTTCAAGACTACGCCACTTGCAGCCTTCATGCGCCACTGGCAGCGCGGCCTGGCGCAGAATACGACCGGCGCCAAGGTTGGCTATCTGGCCCTGCATCAGTCACTGGCGCTTGGCTTGGGTATCGCCGCCATGCAGGTTAAGGAGTTGATCGCTGGCCGAGACCCGCGCGCGCTGTGGGGCGAGAAGCATGCCGCCAAGAACTGGCTTCAAGCCTTCCTGCAAGGCGGCGGCTTCGGCCTCTATGGGGACTTCCTGTTTTCCGGCACAACGCGGCACGAAACCTCGCCAGCTGCTGCATTCCTTGGCCCGGTAGTTGGCGCCGCCGAAGAGGTTTTCAGGCTGACTCAGGGGAATATTGTCGAGGCAGCGCAGGGCAAAGACACGCACTTTGGCGCCGAGCTGGTGCGCTTCGTGAAGGGCAACATTCCTGGTGCCAACCTCTGGTATGTGAAGGCCGCGCTTGACCACTTGGTGGTGCATGAGTTGCAGGAATTCATGTCCCCCGGATACCTGAATACCATGCAGCGGCGCCAGGAGCGGGAGTTTGGCCAGACCTACTATTGGCAGCCAGGCACATCGGCGCCTCAGCGCGCACCAGACTTCGGCAGAACCATCGGTCAATAGTGTTGCTATAGCGCCACTGTGGTATAGAAGCCACAACAAGGGTAAAATCCCCTGAAATTCATCAGGGGAAATTCCATGACCGTTGAAACCGACATTGACCAGTCCGGCCCGTATGCTGGTGCTGGCACCACCGGGCCGTTTACTGTCGGCTTCCGGTTCTTGGATGCGAGTCATCTTCGTGTTGTGCGCGCTGATAGCCTGGGTGAGCATGAGCTAGTGCTGAACACGGATTACACCGTCGCCGGCACTGGTAACCCGACTGGCTCTGTCACGCTGCTTGCTGTGCTTCCTGTTGGGCAGACGCTGACCATCGTCCGTAATGTCCCTCAGACACAAGAGGCAAATTACGTTCAGAATGACGATTTCCCGGCAGAGTCGCACGAGGACGCACTCGACAAGCTGACGATGATCACGCAGCAGTTAAACAACAAGCTCGGCCGTGCAATCACATTCCCTGTCTCTGATGGTTCTGGCCTTAGCACAGAAATGCCTGTAATTGCTGAACGGGCAAACAAGTTGTTGAGCTTTGACGCCCTCGGCAATCCTGTTGCCGTCGCGCCGTCTGCGCAATCAGCCGCCTCCGTTCTTATTGCCCTAGCGCAGCCAACCGGCGCCGCCCTGGTTGGA